ATGCAGGAGGGGGGCGTCTGGCGCGAGGCCCCCCTCCCCCACCTAAAACTTTTTCCAAAATTCTGAAAATTATTTTTCAAAAATTCTAAAAATTAATTTTCGGAAAGTGGGTAAGCTTTGGTGTAGATTCCGAGATAATTTTCTCGGACGATCTCATCGATGGCGTTCGAAATGGCAATATTCTGATCAGTCTCACTGAGCTCGTGAGAAGTCACAGCAATCCTAGCAAGCAAACCTGAAGTGTTGTAACCTGCAAGCTCGTCGTAGGCAAACCATTCGTCCCAATGAGTGAAAGGATTGTACGGATTGTCAATGGTTGTAAGCATGTACTCGTCATGCTTACTCGGCTGATCAACAGTCGAGTCATCAGTGGCCATTGGTATCTCACTCTCCTCTCATGATGGCGTCACTCAACGTGCTGGTGGGTACGCCTAGGGCGTCTGCAATCTCGGCCTGGGTGTAACCTGAAGCCAGCATCGAATTGGCGCGGGCCATCTTAGCAGACGACATCACAGTGTTGGCTCGAGGTGTGGCATACTGCTTCACCACGTCCAGGTCTGTGTTGTCGAGAATCCTGCCCAGCATGTTGTTGCTAATGGCCCCGGCTTGAATAGCCTCCCATTCGCTGGGGGTGAGGTCAATCCTTTGCTTACGGGCGCCGGTTCTAGACCGGGCTTCGTTAAGCGCTTGGGACTTGATCTTCTTGACCTCGGCGGCATCCATGTCGGGGTTAGACCGGCGCTTCTCAGAGACGGTGGCGTTTGCAATGACCTGGGCTTGACGCTCGAGGGGCTTGTTCTTCAGGGCGGTGTTCAACTTGGCGTTGAGGGAGTCAACTTCAGACTGGTACGTCTTCTTTGAGGTGGGGGACCAATTTGTCCGTTCAATGGACACGGCCTCTTTCCTCGCGGAATTACCTAGGCTCTTCAGCTTGTTGGCGTGATTCGCATAGATGTCTTCCATCTTCGTACCCGACGACAGCTTGCGCGCATCGTCAGTCTCATACATCTTGGTCGACTTGATCTGACGGGGGACTGTTTTACCAGCCTTGTTGACGTAAGTCTCATTGGTGTATGTGTAGACTACCTTGCCAGTCTCACGATCCACAGGACCACCATCGCTAGCACGACGGAGTCGACGATCAGGAACTCGCTGTTCCGAAGAAGCACGAGAGATGAGAGTCGAGGCGCCACCCGGACTACCATCAGGTCGAGCCTGATACTTCTTCTTGAGATCCTTAATGCCGTTGTCCTTTTCGGACTGCTTGTAGTTCAGCTTATGCTTCTCAGCATCAATGACCACCATGGAGTGACGAACGGCTCGAGCAAGCTCGGAGTTAGTCGCACCCTTGATCGTCATGTCAGTGATCAGGTTGGAGACCTGACCCATCTGCTGCTGCTTAGCGCGAGCCGACATCACCGGCATACCTTCATACCGGGGGTAAGCAGTCTGCGGATCGAAGTCCTTAAGGCTCTGAAGCGGAGCCGAAGACTTCACCTTGCCTGAGTTGTTCGGAATGACCAGGACAGTATCGCCATCGAAGTCAGCACCCGACAGACGGGCGGCAACCTTGGAGTTGATACCGATAGCATCCTTGGCATTCTTCATGACCGAGTTGGCTTCCTTGTTACGGTTGTTGACCGTAAGCTCGGGGATCTCGAATCGTCCACCATGGGGGTGTCGAATGAGAGCAACCTTCTCGCCATTGCGATAGTTAGGTGCGTAGACCTCTCCATCCTTCAGGCTGTTGATCGGGAGGATGACATGGTTCGCAGTGCGAGGAAGACCAGCAGCCTTCAACGACACAGCGCTTGCATCTACCCCATCAGCAAAGCTCTCGAGAAGCTTCTTCTTCACCGCCGGATTGGTGAGGGACATGATCTCGTCATACTCATCCTTCTTGATTGAGTACGTAAGATCGAGCTGCTCCTTAGCAAGGGAAGGATTCTGCTTGGACAGCATCTGAGACGAGAGAGTCTTAGACCACCTACTCCAAGCACCCTCTTCTCCCGGGAACTTATTGCCATCGGGATCCTGAGATCCAACAATGTTCAGAGCCGAGAGCTTGCTGTTACCTTCCGCATCGATGTAGTGCTTCTGTCGAATGGTGGAACCGAACGGATTGTCCGGATCATCCTTGATCGACTTCATGGCAGCCAGCTTGTCATCACCAATGACGGCCTTCCGCTTGTTGGTGTTGAACATCATGTCAACGCCATCAGGAAGGTCATCAGAGTACATTGCCATACCCTTGATGTAGTGCGTACCGTCAACCATGATACGAACCTGAGCATACTGAGCGCCGCCAAGAGAGATGTCATCCACTCCGCGACGAAGCTGCACAACGCCATCCATGTCAGATCCGCCATCTTCATCATAGCGAATGGCAACACGGCTGGAGCTCACACTCTGCGGGGGCTCAATTCCGAGGAAGGTGCGACCACCGTCTTCGGAATAACCCTGAATGGACTTGATCTGACTGGTGTCGGAAGCGATGTCCTTGTACTCGGTTCCCGGAGGAGCCAGCACCTTGACGAGGGTCTTCTTGTCGGTACCGATCTGATCGACCTGAACGGTGACGACGGAATAGCCCTCTGCCTCGAGTATGGCGATTGCCGTGGCAAACTTCTCCTTGCTCAGGCCCATGTGAAGCTCGTTGCCGAGACCCACGTCGATCATACCCTTCTCATCAACCTGATCCTTGAGGAAGGAGGCAGTCGACTCGAGAATGTCCTGCTTGGCCTGATTCGAGGGCTTAAGGAGGTTTCGCACCGAAGACTCGGGAATGCCGATACGCTCACCGATGGCGACGTTGGACCAACCCTTCTCCTTCAGACGCTGGGCTTCCGAAATATCCGCCTGCTTCTTGGCGTTCTTCTCGATAGCCTTAGCGGCGCGAAGCTGAGTGGTGGTGATTCCAAGGTTTCGAGCGATCTCGGCCTCGGTCATACCAGACTTCTTCAGATCATCAACAATCTGGAGGAAGTTCTTGCTTCGCTGATAGGGATTGTCACCCGAACCCCAAGGATATCGACCAGACCGACGAACGATACCGATGTGGTACAGCTCCTTCAGGTCGCTCAGAGCCTCAGCCTCGGGAGAATAACCGTGAGAGATCTTGTCGGGCTCCGTAAGATCAAACTCGATCTGCTGCTCACCATTCCAGAAAGCGATAGCTCGGATCTTCAGAACCTTGGGATAGGCCTGAGTCTCGGGAAGAGAATATCCATCCTCGAGGTATCCCAGCGTGAGGTGCGGACGATACCGGCTAAAGGTCTGAGTGCTCTCGAAGATCTTGGCGAGATCGTCGCTCAGACCATCGATCAGTCGATCACGAAGGTGAACGAAAGGACTCTCGAACGTGTCATCCACTGTAAGGACGACAACATCCTTGTTCTCACCGAAGTAGGCGAGATTGCGAACATCGGCTGCGAGAGGGCCACTGTAGCTTGATGCGAGGTTACGGACGACGTTGAGAAGTTCCTTGGCGTACTCATTGGACAGCGGCTCATCACCGAAATATCCAAGCGTGACGTGAGGACCTCCATCAACCTCGATGGGGAGGCCCGTATCTTCGGGAATGGCTACGACGCAAGCGCCAAAGTCGTTGTTCACGAAAGAGCCTCCATCTTCAGTTGATCGATCTTCTTGTCGAATGCGACCACAGTGCTCATGATCTGCATAATATCTTCGAGATCCGGCTCATGAACGAGAACTTCGTCGTTCTGGTAGAGTCGGAGCTCCATCTCGATCTCAGCAGGCTTCACCTGATACTCCAGACAGAAGAAAGCCACATAGACTTCCAGCTGTCGGAAGGACGCAGGGGTGATTCCGGTCTTGAGATCGAATATCCGCAGGAGGTTCTTGTTGAAGGAGATCGCATCGGCTGTACCGAAGGCGTTGTCCGAGTAATGCAGAACCTGCTCAGGAGTCATGCGGAACCCGATGCAGTCGTTCACATAGAGATTAAGGGTCTTGGGTGAGCGGGGAAGCTTGATACCAAGACGAATGGCCTCGGCTGCGAAGTCGTGAAGCTCAGTGCCTCTCATCGCAGCGAGGGAAGTTCGGTAACGGTCTTCCAGCTTCTCGGGAGTGTAATTGGTCCATGCATACTGGCTTGCGCTCAGAAAGGCATGCTTTCCCGTGAGGCGGCTATGATCGTTGAATCTCATCAGTTTATCTCCGGTTCAAGAATATCTAGCCAAAGTGATGCTGCAAAGCCTCAAGAACGTCATCAGCATTCTCGGGATAGACCATTGCAGCGAAAGACATCGAGTCGAAGAGATCGACATAATATCTCTGGTTGGGCTGAAGCGCAGCGGTAGCACTCGCCTTGAATTCCAGCATAGCCCATCGATCTCGATAGAGGCAGAGCTGATCCGGAACTCCTTGGAGGAGCTGCTCATCATTCTTCAGCAACACAATATCTGGAAAGAGAAAGGCGAGGTTCTGATTGAACTCTTCCTTGAATCTCCCTTCAGGGGTCTTCCTCGCCATAGCGCATCTCCTGAAACGTTAGAGGATGTGTGGAATATCTAAGCATTCTCTCATCCTTTCTACTATAGGGCATGTATACGATGCGGGTACTGAATACTTTTTGTGGTGGTTTGTGGCGGTTTGGTCTAGATCCGTTCTAGATGATAGCCTTTACAGTGAGGCTCCATCCATCAAGCCTGAGCTCCAACCGTGCTGCATGTTCTCCTTGTGAGTGACCCACTCCAGATTGGTGACGGCGTTGTTGAGGATGTCACCGTCAATATGGTTCACTTCATGATCCTTGGAGGTTCTGGTTAGAAACTCCGAAGCAACAAGAATATGTACATAGCTCTGATACGTCTTTCCTTGATACTTGAGTGTGACTTGTCGATAGCCTCGAGTCAGTCCACCTTTAAGTATGAGCCCCGTCTCATTGTTTCGGACCCGACCGAGACTACTCACGGAATATCGAGGTGCGTGTTGTACTTCCAACCAAATTTCATTCATGATAGATCCTTTCTCGAAAAATGAAAAGAGAAGGGACGATCGATAGCGTGCAATACGCCGTCTCGTCCGAATGTCTGCGATAGACTTTCCGTTCCTTCTCATTACAGGCCATGTAGATCTTGCGACATCCAAACGACAAAACGGACAAAACGGGAATCGGACATTTCGGGACCCACTTGCCCACTTATTTTGTATAAAACTTTCTCGCGAGTGAACTCATAATAATATTATTACAAGATACGTTTTATAGGAAGTTTCGGCCCTTTTTCTGGGTTTCTGGCCAAAGATCTTTCATTTGATGTAGTTTGATGCAGTTTGGTGAGGCACCCTGTCCGTTTTGACCGTTTCCAAAGGTAAAGAAAAGGTAAAGAAAGTGTGAAGAAAAGTAGGTCGTTACATAGCCAAAAGTGGTAGTTCGTACCACCTGTGTGTGGTATGACACACTTATTCGCCCCTCATAATAACTTTTTCGCAGACTGATAGGACTTGTACGGACACTCGAGAAGCGGTCGAAACCACCTCCCAAGCGTCCGTACAAGTCCAGTCAATCCCATCAGATCTACCACAATCTCCCAAATATCACCCCTCATTCCATCCAAACGAGCCCGCGTACTTCGATTCCGAGAAGTTCTCCTTGAACTTGAGAGCCTTCCAGATGACTGTATCGATCTGGCTGGAGCTTCTTAGGACGTAGTAATGCAGATCTGTGAAGGGTGTGTTCATTCTGTCGATTCGTCCCTTCGCTTGCTCGAATATCTTGTACGAGTACTGAAGGCTGTAGAACACGATCGCATCCGTCTCGATGCAATTCCATCCCTCAGCACCAGCCGTGTACTGAACGAGGTAGATCCAACGATCAGTCTGGGGGATCTCCTGATGCTTCTGCCCGTTCCACTCAGCCATGGGGATGTTGAGCGCACTGCCCAGAGTTCGGAGAATATCCAACTCGTAGTTGAAGTTGTAGAACACGATCAACTTCGGATGCTTCTCACTGAGCTTCATCAGACTACCCAAGCGTGAATAGTCCGAATTGACCACTTTGCGCATCACTGAGAAGAGTTCCGCGACATCCCTGAGAGGGCGATCTTCGTAGACGTGCCACCGCTCTTTACTGACGCGGAGTAGTAGATCCTTGTCATACTCGACGGATACCGTGTCCTCATGGCGCTTCGTATGACGGGCATATGGCATGTCGACAAGGACGGAACGTCGATACTTCTCCAGTAGCCCAGTTTCCACATAGTGGTCAACCTTGGGAAACTTGCTGAAGCGCGAGTAGACCACATGTCGTCTAATGAACTCTGTACGGTTCTTGTAATATCCATTAGCCACGAAGACTGGTATGTAGTCCATCCATGTATCTCCAGGAGTGGCGGAGAGTAGGATCCAGCGATTGGCTCGTGCGATCTTGATGAAGCTCTTAACCCAGGCTCCCGATCCAACCAGCCGTTGTTCGTCCAGGATGAAGAAAGCATCTTTCACCTCCAAATATCGAGTGATGTTGTTCCACGAGTCAACCGTCAGGACACCAGCAACACTAGCGTCATCGCTGCGACCAACGCCAAGACTAGCAGCTTCTCGGTTCCAGTCCAGGGAATCCCGCTTCTTCGCCGTCGTAATGACGTAAATATCCTTGGGCTTCTCATACTTCATGTAGTAGGCAAGAGACGTGAGAGTCTTACCAGAGCCCACTCCTCCTTTCAGAATACATCCGTTCTTCATCTTGCCGAGAGCCTCGATCTGATGAGGCCTTAGTTGGATCTTAGCCATTCACGTCAGCGTCCTTTGAAATATCCCTCGCAGAGCGATTACCAGAGTTGGTTGTCCACCAGTTACGTCCTTCCATACGACGGATCTCATGAAGAGCGATCCTCTCGATTTCACGCATCTCTTCACGAGTGAGCGACTTGTGTTGCACCTTATGCCACTCCTTGTCTTGGATCTCCTGAATAACCGTGAGCTGTCGCCTGCGGAGCTCCTGCTCGTACGAAAACCAGCGGTTGCGATCCTCTCCGTCAACGATCAACTCAGCCTTGCTTCGAATATCTTTAGCCGTCGACTCAAGGTTCCGGACATACTGCTCCAGGGCGAGCTTGCGAGATCGGTCAGGATCAGCTTCTGTTCCCTTGATGACGTTGATCTTCTCCGCGCCCGCGTCGGTGAGCTCGGCCG